CTGACTTGCATAAACGCTTCGTTTCCATATTTTTCTAAAAACTTAGCAATAATACTATCATCGTCTGTTTCACCTCTTAAAAACTTTACGAGTTCCATAGTGACTTCATCTTGCATTATAGAAGTAGAACGACCTTCTTGAAATTTATCTGTTTTAGCTGCTATCTTTTCTACACCTTCACGACCTTTTGGTCCAGAGTCATACATAGCTTTTAATCCTTGAGGTAATTTATCAACTTGTACTTCTGTGCTTTCTCCTTCTGCCATACGCATTGGAGGTGACATAATTGGCATTTGTGGAATAGTATTCACTGGTGTATTTAAAATAGCTGGATTTATTAAAGGTATATTAGGTTGTGGAAGTGGAACTATGGGATTTAATAAACGTGCATTTCTTTCTTCTATTGGTGTCCCAGTTAAGCCTAATCCTATTTGTGTAAATAAAGGATTTTCAAAACTACCTACTGGTCTTGGTAGCATTGGTCCTCTATCTATGGACATTTCATCACGTCTTGGAATTTCTAAAGGTTTTAATAAACGTGCATTTCTTTCTTCTATTGGCGTGCCTGTTAATCCTATACCTACTTGAGTAAACAAAGGATTTTCAAAACTTCCTAATGGTCTTATATTTGTATCATCCATAGGTGGAGCAATAGGTGTTGGAATCATAGGACCTTCACCTAATGAACGCTTGTCCTCAAAATCTGTTCCACCTGCACCGCCTATTGATGGAGGTCTCATACCTATATCATCTATTTGTCTCATACCTATATCATCTCTTTGTATAGAAAAATCTCCTCCAGTTGGTATAACAGGTACATTAGGTATTACTGGACCATCCATTGGTGGAACAAGAGGTGTGGGTAAATCTACAAAATCATCTAATCTATCTATAGATGGTGGTTTTGTACCAGGACCACCTTTGCCTATAGGTGGTATTAATGGTCCGTCTATAGGTATATCTATTGGAGGTTTTGGTGGTGGCATATCATCTGGTGGTGGAGGAGGTGTATCGCCACCTGTATCATCTGGAGGTGTTGTTGGTATTGATGGAGGTATTGGTGTAAATGGTGTTATAGGAGCAAAAGGATTTAACACTTGTGGAGCAGCACCTAATGCAGCACTGTAAAACTGATTATATCCTGGTGTTGCTGTTGGATTAAAAGGACCTACACTAGGTTGATTAACTGCCATAATACCTTGAGCTCCACTTTCTATAGCAGTTGCACTAGGATTTACATTTTGGAAATAATTAAATTCAGGTTGAAATCCTGGCATAAAATTAGGGTCTATAGGATTAGGCACTCTTTGTATTGCTTGTGTGTTCATTCTAAAAGGATTTACTACAGGTGGTACAAATCTTTCATCAAATGTAATACCACCATCTTGAAAACTTAAAGCACCACCAGAGGCAACTGGTATATTTTCTGGGTACATTTCTCTTATTCTTCTTTTTCTTTCTTCTGCATCTATACCCATTTGTTTTAATTGTTCTTCAAAAGCTTCTTGAGACATCATCACTCCTGTTGAGCCAGCACCAATACCTATAGGTATATAAGCACTTGGGTCAGTAAAACCTGTAGCTAAATTACTGAAACCTTGACCAAAACCTTTTGGAGCTCCTGCAAAACCTGTTTCACTTATTGTAGGTATTCCACCTACATTTTCTGCTAATGGATTAACCACGTTTTGTCCTACAGTTGGATTACCAAATATATTTTTTAAATTTTCTACTGGTGTAGAAATAGCTGCTGTTTTTGCTGCTTCTGCACCTGCTTGTGATGCAGCTTGACTTATTGCATCTGCACCTGCTTGTGTTCCCATAAGTCCAGCATCTGTAACTACATCTGTTGCTATTGTTTCTCCGACATTAGCACCTGCTGCTGCAGCACCTGATTGTAATGCAGAGCCAACACCATAACCAGTTATACCAGCTAATATACCTTTTTTAAGGTCTCCTGTAACTGCAGTTTGTGCAAGACCAGAACCTATCGCTGATGCAAGCAGTGGTTTAGCAGCCAATGTTGCACCTAAAGCACCTGTTCCTGCTAAAAAAGCTTCTGGTTGTCCTGTTTCAGGATTTATAGTTATGGGCATTGATGATGCAATACCTTTCATTTCTGCGGGATTTACATGAAGCAACATAGAATCGCCAAAACGACCTTGTGCTGCTACGTTTTTTGCTTGTTGTTTTAAATCCATATTATCTTTCCTCGGTTGTTTCGCAACCAAATATATTAAAGCTCATGTCTACTGCACTTGTTCGTACTTTTATAACATCTGCTTGATTTAAAGTAATTCCTATAACTATAGAAAAAGAATCATTTGCTGCTACAGATTTATCGTAAAATAAAAACTGTTTATCATCTGCAGTAGCACCTGCCACATGAACACTTAATCTAAAAGTTATTGCAGAACCTGTCCTGTTAGCAGCAACTATAGAACTCACTGTTGTTTGAGTCTTATCTGGCACTGTATATAAAACAGTTGTAGTTGTTGCTGCTGGGTCAAGTTGTCCTAAAACTTTTAAACTATCAGCCACCTGATACTCCCATTAATAAAAATTGGTGTCTACGTATAGCTTTACTGCTTATAGTATCTTGTTGTCTTTTAGCATTTCCTATTTCAGAATTTATATCTTGAAAAGTTTGCTCTATTGTTCTTCTAGCAATAGTTTCATTTATCTCATCGTATTCTGTAGTTGCTATAGGAAGTGGTACTGCTGATTTATCTGCCATTATCTTTTACCGTCCCTTCTAAGTTCTAATCTTAAATCGCCCAATCTCCATCCAAAATTTCCAGAAGAGTTTTCTACTCTGATAGCACTTTGCCTACTTCTACTTCTAGTATTAGTAAAGGTAGAATTAGGTGTTACAGAAACAGTAGACAATGTAGATAAATCTTGAAGCGGATATTCTCTTCCTTTTATTACTACATTCACAGTATCTCCTGTATCAGTGGATTTTCTAAATTGTATGTCTGGTATCAGTTTAGATATAAACATAAAGTTTTCTCCATCTGGGTCTAAATCAAAGTCAGAAGATTCTATAAAAGCGGTAAATCCATTACCGTCTGCTAAATATCCAAACTCTTGGTCATACAAATAATTAGAGCCAGAGTCATCATCTTTACTTGCAGCCAATGGATAATCTAATGTATATGCAGGATTCCATGCTGTTCTAACAAAGTTATCACTAGTAGTTCCTATACTCCAACTTTGTTCTAAATAATTATAGATTACGTATCTATTTATTTCTTCACTATTTTCACTAGGATAAAACCACATTACCTCATTGTATTTAGGATTAGCTGCTGCAAAAACTTTGTATGCTTGACTTTTATTAAAATCGTTAAATATATGGTCTAACACAGTGCAAGGCAATCTTTGCACAGAACCTGAGTACTGATAAAAAGCACCATTGTCCATAAAGTAAACTACGCCACCTGCAGTAGCTGCTCCATTAGGAGATATAAGTGACATACCAGTTGCTACTTCATTAAAGCTAAACACAAATGGAGCACCAACAAAACGCATAGAAACTATACCTACATCTGTCCAAATAAGTATTTCTTGTCTTGTTTGCAAACCACCTATTATTGTGCTACCTGTAGAAAGTCTTACTCCTCCTGCTGAATTTGTTGCAGTTGGTGTCCAATCCACTGCATTTTCTTTATCAGAAAATCTTACTAATAATGGGTCTATAGTGCTGGAGCCTATTGGGTTAGAGCCTAACGCTATTACATGCCTATCTACATCTGACATTAGTAGTTGTAATACTGCAACTGGTGTGTTACTTGCTCCTGCTCTACTACTTGCTTCAACTGCTCTAGTGGTTAAACCACTAGACTCATCCCAATAATATATAGGTCCACCTCTAGGTGCTGCTATAGTGTCATCTCCAAAGTTATCTATTGTCCATAATCTTAATTGATTAGTTAAAGATAAAGGTGTTGAAGAACCAAATGTACCTGCACCCCAAGCACCTACTCCCCAACCTGTAGAAGAAACATAAGTATCTAGTCCAACATTTATTTGATATGTGCCTACAACTGATGAGCCACCATTACCACTATCACTGCTATTTGCTGTTACTTCAGTTCCACTGGTATCTTTAGCAGTAAAAGTAAAAGTATTATCACTTGGCACTGATACTATTTCATACTCTTGATTTAATACTGCTGCTGTAATGTTACCACCTAAACTAGACGCACCACTAAATGTAACAAAATCTCCTTGTATTGCACCATGAGAAGTATCTGTAGCTGTTATGGTAGAACTACCATTTGTAGCTGCAAAAGTTACATCACCTGCAGAAGTAGTTGCTCTAATTGGTGTTATATCGTGAAACGTAGTTCCCTCTACTCCGTACAACTTTTTATGTGTTCCTAGTATCTTGTATTTAGTAGATTCTATATCACTGTAAACGTGTATTTTTCTACAAGTTCCTAAAAAAGAACTAGATGAGTGTTTTTGCCAACCACCTATCTTTTCTGGTCTACCTTTTCTAAATCTTACTTTATCTGCATCAAACCAACCATTCTCATTTGAGTAGTTAGTGCCTTCTTTATTTATGCCTGGTTTAAATACAAATTTAGCAAATGGCATATCTATACCTCAGTCCAATCCTTGCCTTCAAACAGCAAAGCTTCGCTTTTTCTTCTTTTTACTAAACCTTCATTAACTACACTATTTACTTTGTTCCAACGTTTTATTTGTTCTGGTACATTTTCATAATCACCAGCATTAAGAACTTTTAATAAAGTTGATGACTTTAAATTTGTTGGACCTAAGTTAAAAACCCAAGATACTAAAGCATCAAATTCATTTTGTTTTAGTGGAACTTTAACCATATCATTTATATATTCTTGATATTGTTTTAATTCATGTGTTAATAAATCTTCAGCTTCTTGCATAGTAATTGACATATCATCCTCTACAGGACTGCCATCTATAAGCTTTAGGCTCCCATATCCTATTGTAGGTTTGTTTGCAGGGCATCTATAAGAAGCAGCATTTCCATCTCTATCTTTAGGACAACCTTCATAATGTTTTATAAGCGTTACGCCTTCTTGTGATATTTCCATTTTACTCTCCTTTGTCGCTTGTGTGAGATGCCCCAAAATAGAACGAAATAATTGCACTCGCTAACCCTCCTAAATATCCAAGCACTAAGTTAATTAATGCTTCGCTGTTTTGTTCTGGTGGCTGTAAAGTAACTAAAAATATATAACCAAGAAATCCACCTATGGTTACTAAACCAATAATACGAGCAGTCCAGTCTTTACTAAACATACTTCTAGCGTGTTGTTTTTCTTGAGTTTCTAAAGCAAACAAATCAATATCAGCTTCTTTCATCTTAGCTTCAAATTCTTTTTCTGCTTTTTTAATTTCTATTAACTGTTCAGGCGTAGCGTTAGCTAAAGCTTGTTCTATTGATTTAGGTTTGTTTTCTACACCTAAGACATTAGAAATTACATCTCCTGCCATTTTACCAAATGGACCACCTAATGCAGTTCCTAGCGTTGGAGCTACTGCTCCTACAATATTTTTTAACATACCTTTCATGTTGACTCCTGTACCGTATAAATTTCAACTGGTTTAGCAATGCCTTTCATTGCTATAGGTTTTAATTTTATTAATTTTATATCTGTTTGTGTAGCAGTATTACTTGCAATAACTATATCTTTGCCCACTTCTTTACAACTGCTTTCGCATCTAGCGGCTAAATTTACATCACTTCCAATCGCAGTAAAATCAAATCTAGTATCACTACCCATATTTCCTATAACTGCATTGCCACTGTTAATTCCTATGCCTATGGCAATACCTAAATCTGCTTTCTGCATTTCTTTTTTTATTTCTATAGCAGTTAGTATTGCTCTATCTTCGTGCATATCTAAATCTATAGGAGCATTAAAAATAGCCATCATGGCATCTCCTATATATTTATCTACCATACCACCATATTTTTTAACTGCTTCAGCCTGTATAGTTAGAGCCTTGTTCATTATTTTTGTTACTTCTTCAGGCTCTAGTTTTTCAGATAGGTTAGTAAAACCTCTTACATCTGTAAATAAAAAAGTACAGTATTTACGTTCACCACCAAGTTTTAATAGTTCTGGATTATCTTGTAATTGTTTTACTTGTCTAGGGTCAAGATAATGCTCAAACTGTTTTTTAATTTGTTGTCTTAGTTGATACTGTTGTTTAAATCTTAAATAAAATCCTACGAATCCTGTTATAAACTGAGATATTAAAGACCAAGTGACATCTATTAATAATCCATTAGTTATAAATTTATAGCCTATAAAACCAGTAGATAAAAAATATACACCAGTGAATACTAATCCTAACCATACTCCAAAAATATTTATTGAGTACCAAACTAAAATTACTGTTATCACTAGAATTAATAATTCAACAGCTAAACTCCAGTCAGGTATGTAAGGACTATCTTGTATTAATATACTTTCTGCCAAAGCTGCTTGTATTTTATGTGGCTCTAAC